TGCATAAACTCTATGAGCAATCCAGGCTGGAGACAACGACACCCGAGAAACGGGCAGAGTTGAATAAGAAGATGTTTGAATTGTCTGCGCAGTTGGAAGTACCGGTAAACATTGACCGGATTAAGTAGGAGGTCATATGGAGGATTTTTATTTTGTATATGGTTTCGATAGTAAGAATAAGAAAGCGGACCGTCTATACCGCTACCTGAACGGAAACTTTGAACGGTATGATAAACGGCTGCGGAAGTGGATTCCAGCTCCAGAACAGGCCTGCATCTTTATTGGAGAGGACTGGGAGTATGATGAGATAACTCAGGATGAAGCGGAGAAAATCAAGGATATGTTAAAAGTATGATACCATTAGGTGATTTACCGATGGTATTTTTTATTGCGATATCGCAATAGGAGGGACAACTAAATGCTTGCATATTATGGCTATACCATAAGCCCCAACCAGATGGAGACGGTTGAGGGCTTTTTAATTTGCCGCAATGTGCCTATAGCCCGGACTGGTGAGATGGAATACCTGGAAAGCGAGTTGAAACAGGACGGGGACAGTTCCAAAGTGGTGAAGGTATGCCGTTCACCGGATGAGGTCTTTTCAGAAGCTGCCTTATCCAGTTTTGAGGGTAAGCCAATCACGGATGAACATCCGCCTGAACTTCTCACACCGGACAACTGTACCCAGTACTCCAGAGGGCATGCCCAGAACATCCGGAAGGGAGAAGGGGAATGGGAGGGGCATGTGATAGCGGACTTGCACATCCAGGATGAGGAATTAATCCGGGCGGTCCAGGGCGGTAAGCGGGAAATCAGCTGCGGATATGAGTGTAGCTACACTGAAAATGAGGATGGAACCTATTCGCAACATGACATCCGGGGGAATCATATCGCCGTGGTGACACGGGGGAGGGCTGGGAAGCATGTTGCGATTTTAGATTCAAAGAAAAAGGTAGAGGCCGTGAAACGGCCGGAAAGGAATGTGACGATGAAGAAGAACAGTTTATTTTTCAAGTTATTTGCCCGGGCCGCCAAAGATGCATCCCCGGAGGAGCTGGAGACCATGGCTGCGGATGCGGCTGCGGCACTGGATGAGGAACCGGCATCCCAGGGACCGCCTGCGGCTGCCAAAGAGGAGCCTGTAAAAGAAGGTACGCAGGATTCATCCGGCCTGGATGGAAAGCTGGACATGCTCATGGATATGATTAAGGGGCTTGCGCAGGCGCAGCCCAGTGAACCTGTCCAGAAACCGGCCGCAGACCCATTAGACAGCCTGGTAAAGGAACTGACAGGGGAAGGCGGTGAAGCACCGGCATCAACATCCGAGGCGAAGGTGGTGCCTGCAGAAGAACTGGACAGATCAGCATGTGCAGCAGATAAGGCAGTCGTGGCAGCTGTCATAAAGCAGCTCAGGCCGGTTATTGCAGGGATTAAGGATGAAGATACAAGGAAGGCCGTTACAGATTCCCTGGTATCCTGTCTGACCGATAAGGATGCGGTAAGCGATATTACGAAGATTGCCCAGGCAGCCCAAAAGAATGCGGCAAAGATGGCTGACCAGAAGCCACAGATGGATTTAGATGCCTATCAGGCTGCCTATGATGCCATGAATCCACACAAAAAGAATGGAGGTACGAAGTAATGAAAGGACAAGTTATCGGAAAGAACATGACACATGGCTATGCAGGTGATTATGCCAGACAGCCAGATATGATAGTGGATACCCATCCACTGGGAGGGAGTGAAGCAGTAGTGTTTGGAACCCCTCTTGTTTATGATAGTAATGAAAAGGTAGTGGCATTCGGGGCTTCTGGAACGGCTGCTGACTTTGTAGGAATTGCTTCCCGTGAGTTTAAGAGCGCCACATCCTATCTTTCACAGTCTGCTGGGGAGTATAGGCCGGATGAGGCTGTGAGTGTGTTCAAGCGCGGATGTATCAACGTGTTGTGTAACGTAGGGACGCCCAAGTTAGGTGGAAAGGTATATATTCGCACTGTTGCCAATGAGTCAATCCCTACAGGTGTTATAGGAGGTTTTGAGGCATCTGAGGATACTAGTAAGACAGTAGAACTTACGAACTGTGAATGGCATGGTGGTAAGGATGCCAACAATGTAGCAGAAATCAGGATTATGTCCTGCAACAGAGCATAAGGAGGAAAAACAGAATGAGCAAATTTCAGAGCATGGGGACCTTTGACGGTGGCGTGATATCATCCTCACCAACTGGTGCGGCCTCTCCACAGCGGTTCCAGACAATGGATTCGGCGGCAATTGCCAATGGAGGTGCGCTCCTGCAGTCCGAACTTGAAAAGAAGGATAACGTCATAAGGCAGCCCCTTACCAGTTTCACGTACAGCCGTGATATCCCAATGAGAGTGGGCGGCGGCTGGGCCGAGTTTGTAAGCGCCATGAATGTGGGATATGGCGTGACCGGAGGTAGCGAGGATGGCCTTGTACATGCAGGTGGGGCTAACGGTATTCCGATGGTACAGGCTAATTTTGATAAGGGATTATTCAAAACCCACATTTTTTCTATTGGAATGAGAATCATGTGGGTAGATATGCAGCGCGAGAAATTAACTGGACGTAGCTTGGAAAGCATCCTGCGTGATGGAATCCGTATGGCCTATGATAAGCATATGGACGCTAATGTATACGTTGGAATCAAACGCTATGGTTCTACCGGACTTATTAATAATCCGGAAGTCACCACAGCAAATGCTGCGTCAACTGGAGCAGGTGGTTCCTCGAAGTTTAAGGATAAGACACCGGATCAGATACTCCAGGATATCAACGATGCCATACTGGCTGTTTGGGAAACTGCTGAGTATGATAGGGATGCGGTCCCGAACCATATCATCATGCCATACGAACAGATTAATTACCTGGCAACCACGAAGGTGACCGAACTGGCCGAAAAGACAATCCTGCAGTTCCTGCTGGATAACAATGTGGCCAAGACCAACGGTAGTGACCTGTATATCGGGGGATGTTCCTGGTGTAAGGGCGCTGGCACGGGCGGAAATGACCGCATGGTAGTATACATTAACAAAGAGCGGTATGTTGCTAGTGATGAACTGGCCCCATTAAGCCGTGTCATGACACAGCCGAATGCGGAGAATGTGTGCTATGACACAGCATACATGGCAAATATATCTGAGGTGCAGATGTATTATGAGGACATCATGCGTTATGTGGATGGAATCTAAGGGAGGGAAACCATATGTTTATAAACAGTAAAAAATGCTTTGAAATCTGCGAGGGAGACCAGAAATTGGTAATCTCCCGCAATTTTATCGGTACTATTCCTGATTGGGCGTCAAAGCACTGGATGGTACAGGCAGCCATCCAGGACGGCTCTATCGCCACTCCGGATAATGCAGCGGATAAGGAACTGGAAGCAGCAGATACGGTTGCAGGGGAGAAGGCAGAGGGATATGATATCCGCCCGGAAGAACCCAAGGAACAGACGGGTAGGAAAGGAAAAGACAAATCATAAGGAGGTACCGGCATGGATGGAACGCAATTCAACGGGGTGATAGCTGCAGCGGCTAATATACCAGCAAATAATGAAACCGGTACTTACACTGTGGAAATGTTCATGGAGGATTTTCCGCAGTTTTCAAAAGCTGGGATGAAGCCAAGGGTACCCCTGGTACCAGAAGGAATCCTTGGTATCTTCATCGGGAATGCAAACAGGTCAATCCTTCCAAGCCGTTACTTTGAGACATGGAGATACGCAGCAGGGCTGTATGTGGCACATTTCAGCGCCCTATACCTAAAGACCTATTCAGATGGCTCTGCCACGGCAGCACAGGCAGCCGGAAGTGGTCAGCAGACGGGCCTCATCAGTGAAGCCTCCATGGGGGATACATCCGTAAAGTACGATAATGAGGCCATAACGTTATCCATGGCAAAATGGGGAAGCTGGAATGCGACACAATACGGACAGCAGCTTATTTCCATGGCGCGTATGATTGGAATGGGAGGAATGTATGTTATTTGATAATCCGATATTTGGAGGATGGTATACGGATACATTTGACATATACCGTGTAGTACCGGTCAAAGACGGGAATATAACGAAATCGGAGCGTCAGAAGCAGAACACGGACCCCATCCCGTGCAGGGTATACAGTTCTAAGCGGGATGGTCCTATCATGGGAGGGACGGCCGCAAAGGAACGGTCCACAGAAAAGATGGCATGTGACCTGTCAGTGGACATCCAGGCAGGTGACGAGTTAAGGATTGTCCGTGGCGGGAAACTGGGGCACGTAAACCAGGCAGAACGGTATTTTG